GATTTCAAAGTGTAATAGCTAATGATCCCTCACTAGCTTCTTTTTTTGGTATTCAGGGTGAACCGCAAGTTTTTAAAGATGGCGGTAATGTAGAAAAGATGGTAAAAAAAGAAAACCCACTTTTAGATGTATTAAGGAGTAGAGCTTAATGGTTGTAGAAAAAAGAATAGAAGCTAACAATGCACCCATAGATGCAGAGGCTGTTGATGTAGAAACAGTAGAAAATGTAACACCAGATGTGGTAATGACAGAGGATGGTGGTGCAATTCTTAATCCTACACCAGAACAACCGACCACAGATTTTTTTGCTAATCTAGCTGAGATAGTGACGAAAGATGAGTTACAGAGAATTTCAAGCAAACTTCTTGGTGAGTTTGAAGATGATAAATCTTCAAGAAAAGATTGGGAGCAAGGATTTGCAAAAGGTTTAGATTTACTTGGTTTTAAGTATGATGAAAGATCTCAACCATTTCAAGGAGCTAGTGGTGTAACACATCCATTACTTGCAGAGTCTGTAACGCAATTTCAAGCTCACGCATACAGAGAGATGTTACCTGCAAAAGGGCCTGTGGATGTAAATATTGTTGGTGAAATAACCACGGATAAAGAAGCACAAGCAGAGCGTGTCAAAGATTTTATGAACTATCAAATAACAAATGTTATGCAAGAGTATGATCCTGAAATGGATCAGCTATTATTTCATTTACCTCTTGCAGGATCTGCATTCAAAAAAGTTTACTATGATGCAAGTTTAGGCAGAGCAGTATCAAAATTTATTCCATCTGAAGATTTAGTAGTTCCTTACAACGCTTCAGATCTTATGACGGCAGAACGTATCGCACATGTTCTTAAAATGTCTGAAAATGATTTGCGTAAAAAACAAGTATCAGGATTTTACAGAGACATAGATTTATCACCTGGACAAAGTGATGAAGATCCTGTTCAGGATAAAATGGATAAACTTGAGGGTGTGCAAAAATCAGAAGATGATTATGAGTTTAATCTAATAGAGTTTCATGCTGAATGTGATATCGAAGGTTTTGAAGATAGAGATATTAACGGAGAACCAACTGGAATTAAATTACCATACATTATTACTATTGATGAAAACTCAAGAGAAGTTTTATCAATATACAGAAACTATAAACCCAACGATCCAAAAAAAGAAAAGGTATCGTTTTTTGTTCACTTTAAGTTTTTGCCTGGTCTTGGTTTTTACGGGTTTGGTCTTATCCATATGCTCGGTGGTTTATCAAGAACGGCTACCAGTGCGCTTCGTCAGCTTATTGATGCGGGAACCTTGTCAAATTTACCTGCAGGATTCAAGGCACGTGGTCTTAGAATCAGGGATGATGATTCACCAATACAGCCAGGAGAATTTAGAGACGTAGACGCTCCAGGCGGTAGCATTCGTGAAGGCTTAATGCCACTGCCTTACAAGGGGCCTGATAATACATTATTTCAACTATTAGGATTTGTCGTTCAAAGTGGTAGAGAGTTCGCTTCTATTGCTGATCAAAAAATTGGTGATGGTTCACAAGCAAATCCTGTTGGTACAACAATGGCATTATTGGAACGTGGTTCACGGGTCATGTCTAGTATTCACAAAAGATTGCATTACGCACAACATATCGAGTTTAAAATTTTAGCTAGAGTATTTTCAGAATACTTGCCACCTAGTTATCCATACTCAGTTCGTGGTGGAGACAGAAATATTAAAGTTTTAGACTTTGATGATCGTGTAGACGTAATACCCGTAAGTGATCCTAATATATTTTCTATGACACAAAGAATATCTTTGGCTCAAACTCAATTACAATTAGCTCAATCAAAACCGGAAATTCATAGCTTGTATGAAGCATACAAAAGAATGTACATGGCATTAGGCGTAGATGGTGTCGATGCAATACTACCACCGCCACAACCACCAACACCAAAAGATCCAGGAGCCGAGAACTCTTCTGCTTTGAAACAGTTACCATTTCAAGTCTTCCCTGGTCAAGATCATCAACAACATATCAATGCACATCGTGCCTTTATGTCATCGTTTCTTGTGAAAAATAATCCGCAAATATTAATTATATTACAGGCTCACGTGTCAGAACATATTTCACAACAGGCAAGAGAAGAAATAGAACAAAAGAATGCACCATTAATTCAAGAACAAGCTATGAAGTTTGGAGGACAATTACCTCCAGAACTTCTACAACAATTCCAAATGCAAAATGAAAAAGAAATTGCTGAACTTGTAGCAAAAAGAACAGAAGAGATGGTAGCTGAAGAACAAGAATACTTAGAAGGTAATCAAACTGATCCTTTACTTGAACTTAAAAAACGTGATTTAGATTTACAAGAAGCTGAAATAAACAGACGTGCTATGAACGATCAAGAAAGATTAAAATTTGATCAAGAAAAAACTGAAGAGCAGGAGAAAATACAAAGAGAAAAAATACAATCTAACGAGGACATATCTCAATTAAGAGCAAACGTTAATTTGTCAAAACAAAGGGGTAATTAATTATGGTAAAATTTACACCAGCAGAGATAAGAAAACTAAGAAGACAGCTTAAAGCTAATAGAGCAAGAATAGATCCAAAAGATATACAAAAACTTTTGCGTGCAGGAACAAGAATTCCGACTTTTCAGTCATTGAAAGGTTTTAAAGGTGGTGGTTTAGCTGCTGCAACAGCAAAATTAAAAGCACAAGGTCTTAAAAAGGGTGGTGTAGCCGAAAAAAAGGTAAGCAAAGTAATGAAAGAGTTTAAAGATAAAAAATTAAACATTGGAAAATCAAAAAAGAAAGTAAAATCACGTAAACAAGCCATTGCAATTGCCTTAAACAGGGCAGGCATATCCAAAAAAACTAAAAAGTAAGTTGTAAAAGTGAAATATCAGTCTAATATAACTACTATGACCGAAGCCGAAGAAAAATTAGCTTTTTATTTTGATAATTTAATGGATTTTGCACATAAATTTTCAAAAAACAGCGAAGATAATGTGTTATTAGCTGGTGCAATGATGGGTGCAGCCAAAGTTTTGTATGAAAACAACTTAAACTTTCAACAATTTCAAGAAATTTTAGATCATAATGTCAAAGACTTGAAAAATTTGATAAAACCAACTATACATTAATCATGTCTGACGAAAATAAATCAAAAAATAAATTACCTGGCGCACTTTCATCAGCTGAAATGAAGATGATTAATGAAGCTGTAGAGACTGGACTGTCAAGAAAAGCTCTTTTACAGTCTATTGCAAGAGTAACGGAAGACATTGGCATAGATAAAAGAGCAGGTATAATTGAACAAGAAATAGCTAAAAAATTTAAAGAGGGAAAAATGAATAAACCTCCAAAACCTACTAGAAATCCGGGTAGAGGTGGTAAAGGTAATGTTACTTTAGAAAGAGAAACAGTTACTGTTAATGACAGAACGTTTATCAGAAAACCAGATGGATCATTTGAAGAGGTGATGAAACAAAAAGATGGTGGATCTGTAATATCTATGAAAGAGGGTGGCGTGCCTGCTGAATACAAAGGTTTTTCAATGTTACCTGAAGCTGTTCAAAAAAAAATGGACCCTGAACTTGCAAAAAAATACAAAAAAGGTGGTTCAGTAAATAAAAAAACTGGTATAAAACGAAGAATAACCATAAAAGGTATGGGTATAGCAAAGAGAGGATTTTAATGAAATTTAAAAATGCAAAAATGACTGAGGTTCCTAGTAAGAATCCTTTTCCAAATACTATTGTTGCATCTGATGCAGCGGTAACTTACGCACCATTTGTTGTTAAAAAAAATAAAGGTGCTGGACCAAAAGGACAGACTAGTAATATGCAAATAAAAAAAGTAGCTTTTAAAGGCGTAAAATAGTATACTTTATTAAATCAAAAGGAGGTTTCTATGAATTTAATTAGAGACTTAATCGATCACTTAAAAGAATGGTCTGATTGGAAAATGAAAGATTGGATTAAAGCTGGTATTGTGGCAGTAATTGTAATTGTAATTATAGGAGCAATCTAAAATTATATGTGGCAACTTTTAGCAAAACCACTTCTTGGCGTCGTCGCTGATGGCGTCAAGGGTTTTGTAGAAACAAAGAAAGCAAAACAAGAATTAAAATTAACAACAATCAAAGCAACACAGAAACTTAAAGAAGATCAGATAGCTGGAAAAGTTGCATGGGAGCAAAGTGCTGTCGATCAAATGAAAGGATCGTGGAAAGATGAGGTAGCATTAATTGTACTACTTCTTCCAGCAGTTTTAGTCTTCACGCCTTTACAAGATCATGTTCATAAAGGGTTTCTCGCTTTGCAAGACCTACCGTCGTATTATCACAATTTATTATATATTGCGATTTCTGCAAGCTTTGGCATCAAGGCTGGATCAAGTGCGATAGGTCTATTTAAAAAGAAATAATGAGTTACGAAGAATTATCTAAATCAGTAAAATTAAGTGAAGGGTTCAGAAATAAAATTTATCAAGATACCGAGGGGTTTGACACCATTGGCTGGGGTCATAAAGTTGTTGTAGGAGATCCTTTTGTTCCCGATCAAGAATACACTGAAGAAGAATTACAATCAGTATTTGATAAAGATTTAAGTAGAGCAATAGCTCAAGCTAAACAATTAATGACTCAAAATAATATTGATGATTTACCTGAAACAGCGCAACACGTGTTAGCAGAAATGTGCTTCCAACTTGGACAGTACGGAGTAGCTAAGTTTAAAAACATGTGGAAATGCCTGCAAGAAGCTAATTTTATTGGTGCAAGTTACGAGATGCTTGACTCAAGATGGAACAAACAAACACCAAACCGATGTAAAAAATTAGCTGAATTAATGAAATCATGCGGATAGAAAATTTTTTTACTTTTTATAAAAAAGAATTAATTAGTAGACAAAAGCAAGTAGAAGAGTCTATACTTAACGGACTCGCTAAAGATTGGGCAGATTATAAATATCTTACTGGAAAATTAGCAGCATTAAAACAAGAGGAACAGGAACTCACGGACCTGCTTAGAAAAACGGAGCTAGATGATGACTAAAATACTCATGCCAAAGCACGTATGGGATGGTGCAACGGCTGAAAAAAAGAAGAATGAATTAGAAAAGGTACCCACGCCAACAGGGTACAGAATAGTTTTATTTCCATTAAAATTAGAAGGTAAAACAAAAGGTGGGATTCATTTAACAGATGAAACTATACAGGAATCACAAATTACAACTAATATTTGTAAAGTCTTAAAAGTTGGCCCTAGTGCATATAAAGACAAAGACAGATTTCCTGATGGTCCTTGGTGTAAAAAGGACGATTGGGTGTTAATAACTCGTTACGCAGGATCTAGAATAAAAATAGATGGTGGTGAGTTAAGAATTATTAACGACGATGAAATACTGGCTGTCGTTGATGATCCTAGAGATATTTTGCCAGCTAATATTTTATAACCATGGAGAAGTCTATGCAACAAGTACAAAGTGAGCAGGAGAAAATGGTGCCTATAGACACCTCTGGTGATCCTGTTGATGTAGAAATTAAAGATTCAAAAGATGAATCTCAAGAAAAAATTGAAACTAAAGAGCCTGAAGTTGTCGTCGAGGAACAATCTAAACAGACTACAAAAAATGATGAATTAGATGAGTATTCTGAATCAGTAAAAAAACGTATTGATAAATTGACTAAAAAAATGCGTGAGGCTGAAAGAAGAGAGGCTGCAGCTCTAGAGTACGCAGAAAAGATAAAAAAACAAAACGAAAATCTTGAAGCAAAAACAAAAGAATTAGATTCAGGTTATACTGCTGAATTTAAAGAAAGAGTTAATACTCAATCAGAAGTAATAAAAGATAATTTAAAAAGAGCTTTACTAGCTAAAGATAATGATGCTGTGGTTAAAGCTCAAGAGCAACTAGCTCAAATTGCAATTGATCAACAAAGATTAAAAGAAGCAGAAAAATTACTTTCACAAAAAGAAGAAGTTGTTAATTCTCCAAAGGAGCCTGAAAAGCCTGCTTATCAAAAACCTGATCCAAGAGCCGAACAGTGGGCTGAGGATAATGAGTGGTTTGGTAAAGATGAGGTTATGACTTATGCGGCTTTTGGTATTCATAAGAGATTAGTAGAACAAGAAGCTCTTGATCCTAAATCAGAAGAATATTATAAAGAACTTGACAATCAAATGAGAAAAGAGTTTCCTCACAAATTTGGGGATACCAACAAGACCACCCGACAATCCGTCCCTCCGGTTGCGTCTGCAAATAGATCTACAAAATCGGGACGTCGCACTGTGAGACTCACACCTTCACAGGTAGCTATTGCAAAAAAACTTGGTGTGCCACTTGAAGAATACGCAAAACACGTGAAGGAGGCGTAAATGACTACTAAAGGAATTAAAAATCTATCACGCAAATTAGAAACCCGTGAAAAGGTGACTCGCAAGAGGGGATGGGTTCCTCCATCAAACCTTGACGCACCGGAACCACCAGAGGGTTATCACCACAGGTGGGTACGAGCTGAGTATCGTGGTCAACAAGATGAAAAAAATGTCATCGGTAGATTACGAAGTGGATATGAGCTTGTAAGAGCTGATGAGTATCCTGACAGAATGGATTTACCTCACATTGAGGATGGTAAATACAAAGGCGTTATTGGTACAGGTGGACTTCTACTAATGAGATGTCCTATCGAAGTAAAAGAGGATCGAGATGAATATTTTCGTAATCTTACAAACGATAAGACAAAAGCAATAGAGGAAGATCTACACAAAGACGAGCACCCCGCAATGCCTATCTCACAAGACAGGCAAAGCAGAGTAACATTTGGGGGCAAAAAGTCTTAATTAGTAAGATGATTGTCTCTGAAATAATTTAGGAGACTACTATGGCTAACATAGACCAAGCATTTGGTTTAAGACCAATAGCTAAAGTTGGTTCTGCCCCAGGCGGAACTACTGGTACTACTAAATACTCTATTGCAAGTGGCGCAAGCGGACTTTTTACTGGAGATCCAGTTAAACAAGGTAACGATGGAAATATCGTTATAGCAACAGCGGGCGACGCTATAAGGGGAGTATTTATGGGTTGTTTTTATACAGACCCAAGTACATCAAAGCCTAGATTTAATAATACGTTCCCTAATGGAACAGTAGCATCTGATGCGATAGCATTTGTAGCTGATGATCCTCATCAGTTATTTATCTGTCAGCAAGATTCAGACGCAACAAATCTAGTAGCTGCAAATTTAAATGAAAACTGTAATCTAGTTTTCGGGGCTGGTAGCACCACTACGGGTGTATCAGGCGTTGAAATTGATTCGAGTTCCAAAAATACTACGGCTGCACTTCAAGTGAAGTTGATTGATTTTTATGACACTCCGAGTAATGACGCAACAGCGAATAACTCGATCTTTGTCGTAAAGATTAACAACCATGAACTGAATGGTGGCACTGGTACAACTGGTAGCTCGTAAAAGGCGAATAGGAGATTACCATGGCTATTAATAGAGCCCAACTGGCGAAAGAACTGGAACCAGGCCTAAACGCCTTGTTCGGAATGGAGTATTCTCGTTATGAGAACGAGCATGCTGAAATATTTGACCAAGAAACTAGTGACAGAGCTTTTGAAGAAGAGGTAATGTTAGTTGGATTTGGCGAAGCTGCTGTAAAGCAAGAAGGTGCTGCTGTTCAGTTTGACACTGCACAAGAATCTTTCACAGCTAGATATTCTCACGAAACTGTTGCATTAGCATTCAGTTTAACTGAGGAAGCAGTCGAAGACAATCTTTACGACACTTTATCTGCTCGATACACTAGATCATTGGCACGTTCAATGGCATACACAAAGCAAACAAAAGCAGCGAACATATTAAATAATGCGTTCTCAACTGCTGGTGGTGATGGTGTTTCATTAGTAAACACTGCACACCCAACTGCTTTAGGTGGAACTTTCTCAAACAGAAGTTCAACTGATGCTGATTTGAACGAAACCTCATTAGAGCAAGCAATGATTGATATTGCAGGTTTTATCGATGAAAGAGGACTAAAAATTGCAATGCAGGGAAGAAAATTAATTATCCCAGTAAACATTCAATTTGTAGCTGATAGAATATTAAATTCTACCCTCAGAGTTGGTACATCTGACAATGATATCAATGCACTCAGAAACATGGGTATGTTACCAGAGGGTTATACAATTAACCACTATCTATCTGATACTGATGCATACTTTATTAAAACTGA